TCGGCAACTGTTCACTTCCCTATTTGGCACCAAGAGATAGAAGATATTATTGTTCTTAAAAACAATAAAGGTAGTGAAGATAATAGAGTTAGAAAACTTGATTACTCAATTCAATTATCAAAATTGTTTTATGAAAGATTTATTAATGGAGAAGATATTACTTTATTTTCACCACACGAAGTGCCTGAACTTTACAAAGCTTGGGGTACGGAAGAATTTGATGAATTATATAAAGCGGCTGAAAGAAAAACAAGTGTAAAGAAGAAGAAAGTAAATGCTCAAGAATTATTTTTTGACATACTAAAAGAAAGAGCAGAAACAGGTCGTATCTATATTATGAATATGGATCATTGTAATACACACTCTAGTTTCAAAGATAGAGTTTATATGTCAAATCTTTGCCAAGAGATTACTTTACCAACTGATCCTATAGATCACATTGATGGTGAAGGTGAGATAGCATTATGTATTCTATCAGCAATTAATGTAGGTAAGATTAATAGAAGATATGAATTAGAACCTTTATGTGATTTAGCAGTAAGAGCTTTAGAAGAAATCATAGATCATCAAAACTATCCTATTAAAGCTGCTGAAGTATCTACAAAGGCAAGAAGAAGTTTAGGTATTGGTTATATTGGCCTTGCACACTATCTTGCTAAAAAAGGTTACAAGTATGATCAGAAACTTGCGTGGAGACAAGTTGATAAACTTACAGAAGCATTTCAATATTATTTACTTAAAACAAGTAATCAATTAGCAAAAGAAAAAGGTAAATGTGAATATTTTGATAAAACAAAGTATGCAGACGGTATTTTACCTATTGATACTTACAAAAAAGATGTAGATGAACTAGTAAATAGAGAATTGACTTTTGATTGGGAATGGCTAAGAAAAGAAATAAAAGAACACGGTTTAAGACACAGTACACTTTCTGCTCAAATGCCAAGTGAATCTTCGTCTGTAGTTTCAAATGCAACTAATGGTATTGAACCTCCAAGAGATTATCTAAGTATAAAAAAATCTAAGAAAGGTCCTTTAAAACAAGTTGTACCTGAATATAATAAATTAAAAAATAATTATACATTACTTTGGGATATGAAAGGGAATGAAGGATATATAAATATTGTTGCAGTAATGCAAAAGTATTTTGACCAAGCAATATCAGGTAATTGGTCATATAATCCTGAAAATTATGAAGACAATCAGGTGCCTGTATCAGTTATGGCACAAGATTTATTGACTACTTACAAATACGGGTGGAAGACTTCTTATTATCAAAACACATATGATGGTAAATCTGACATAGATCAACCAGCACATCCTGTGGGATTCCACGACAATGTGCCAGAGGAAGTAAAAGAAGAAAAGAAAGAACTAGAGGAAGAAGCTTGCGACTCTTGTACAATTTAAATGAAAAGTGTATTTAATAAAGATAAAAAATTAGACGCAACAAAACAGTTAATGTTTTTTGGTCCCGATTTAGCAGTACAAAGATATGATAATATGAAGTATCCTATCTTTGATAAACTAAATCAACAACAGTTAGGTTTCTTTTGGAGACCTGAAGAAGTATCTTTACAAAAAGACAGAAATGATTATGCCGAGTTACGACCTGAACAAAAGTTTATTTTTACTTCTAATTTAAAATATCAAACTATGTTAGATAGTGTGCAAGGTAGAGGGCCTTGTTTAGCGTTTTTACCTTTTTGTTCACTACCAGAACTAGAAGGTTGTATTGTAACTTGGGACTTTATTGAAACAATACATAGTAGAAGTTATACTTACATCATTAAAAATTTATATCCTGATCCAAGTGAAGTTTTTGATACAATTATACAAGATGAAAAAATAGAAAGACGTGCTAAGTCTGTAACGCAAACTTATGATGATTTAATTGCAATGGGTTATCAATGGACACTTACACCAGATAAAGTTGACTTGTATGAATTAAAGAAAAAAATGTATAAGGCTATGGTAACTGTAAACATACTTGAAGGTTTAAGATTTTATGTATCATTTGCTTGTTCGTTTGCGTTTGGTGAATTAAAGTTATTAGAAGGTTCAGCAAAGATTATATCTTTTATTGCTAGAGACGAAAGTCAACACTTGGCGATGTCACAAAGAATTATTAATAACTGGAGAGATTATGAAAAAGATAAAGATATGCTTAAAATCATAAAAGAATGTGAAGACGAAGTTTATAAAATGTATGATGAAGCAGTCGGTGAAGAAAAAAGATGGGCGACATATTTGTTTAGTAAGGGTTCTATGATAGGTCTATCTGAAAAATTATTACATCAATTTGTAGAGTATATGGCAAATAGAAGAATGAAAGCAATAGGATTAAAAACAGTATATGAACAGAAGTCAAATCCTTTACCTTGGGTCGATCATTGGTTAAATAGTAAAGGACTTCAAAATGCACCACAAGAAACAGAAATAGAGTCATATGTAATTGGCGGTGTTAAACAAGACGTTAAAAAAGATCAATTTAAGAAATTTAAACTATAATGTTAGAAAAAGCTAAAAAACATTGTCCTCAATGTCAGACTAAATATACCATACAATGGGATTTAGAAGAGCAAGATTTAGAACCTCTTACTTGTCCATTTTGTGGTTATGAGGTAGACCTAGAGGATTATGAAGAAGACACAGATACAAAAACAGCCTACGATCAGGCTGATGACGATAGTTGGAATTGATTATAGTTTAAGTAGTCCAGCCGTATGTATATGTACGGGTGAATTTAAGTTTGAAAATTGTAAGATATATTATTTAACAAATGTGAAAAAGTATGAAGGTGATTATTTAAAAGGACAACTTAATGGCAGACTACATCTACCCTATACCTCCGAGACACAGCGACACGATCAGATTTCCGATTGGGCGTGTTCTCTTATTAACAATATTACTGATAATATTTTTATAGAGGGTTATAGTTTTGGTAGTAAAGGTCTGGTATTTAATTTAGCAGAGAATATGGGAACTTTAAAACATAAACTTTATAAATCAAATAAAAATTTTAAACAAATAGTTCCTGGTCAAATTAAAAAAATTGCAACAGGTAAAGGCAATGCAGATAAACTAAAAATGTATGAACAATTTAAAATTGATACAGGTTTAGATTTAGTAAAAGAGTTTGAACAAACTAAACTTAATAATCCTGTTACAGACATTATAGATGCTTACTATGTAGCAAAAGCTGGTTATGAAAATTTTGTACGCTAAAAATCATCCAAGAGAATTAGAACACTTAAAATTACAATTGTTTAATATAAATGAATTAATATTAATACCATCAATTAAATGGTTAAAAGAGAGAATGAATATGTTTGAATATGAAAATAGTTTTAATAATAAAGGGATGTTATATCCTATTGCAGTATCTACACACGAACACGAATGGTTAAGAGAAAGATTAGCAAGAAAAAATCTACCACACATAGTAGATGGAAAAGTTAAACCTGGCCTATATGTTCAAACAGGCAATAAAAGAGTATTATGGGCTAAAGAAAATAATTATGATCAAATAGAAGGATACCTTGTATCTAATAAACAAGACAGGTCAAAAATGAGAGCAGTAACACATATAAAACATACTGATATACCAAAATGAAAGTAATTAAATTTTCAAACACAAATGCTATGCGTTGTATAACAGACGCCTTAAAAGCAAAAGATAATGAAGTAATAGATATTTCTTCTAACAAATCATTTTCACTAGAAGACTTGTATAACATTAAAACTTGTGATTTTATTATTAATGATGGTACATTTGGTAGCGAACATCCTAAAAGACAATGGATACCTAATGCAGAAAATCACAAAACAGCTCTTATGAATTTTAAAAATCAATTCATAAACACTATTGCAAAAGAATATAATAAAAAAATAATCTATACTGAAAGTGCTACTTTAACTAGAATGAAATGTAATTATATTAGAAAATTTTATAAAACGATAAATCCTAGATATTATAGAATGGGTTTAGGACATTGGGTGTATAGTCACACAAAATGGTGTAAACCTGAAAAAGGTAGATTACAAAAGATCATTACAGGAATTGAAAAATGCAATAACATAGAGATAACAAACGTATTTAATCATCAATGGAAAAATAATAAACAAGGATATATTTTAATATTACCTGGATTAGAAGATGACCCTACTAGCTCACTTCCTGTTCAACAATTTGTAGAAAACTCAGTAAAAGAAATTAAAAAACATACACAAAGAAAAATAGTTGTCAAAGCACATCCACACAGTAAATTGACTTATGATAACTTAGATGTTGAGGTTATGAAAGGTGACATATATTTAAATGAACTAGCAAAAGAAATTTATTGTGCTGTGTTAGATAGTAGTACAAGTATTTTTGAATTAACTAATTTAGGTATTCCTGCGTTTACAACAAAACATAGTTTTGGTTATCCTTTAGGTAATTTTGACTTATCAAAAATTGAAAATATAAATTATACCGATAGTCAAAATGTTCTAAATTGGTATGAACAAATGGCAAGTACAGAATTTACTATGCACGAATTATCATCAGCATACATATTAACTAAGATAGAGGAATTATTAAATGGCTAATATAATAGGATTACCAAAACATTTAGGCGGTCACGGTAATGTAACACATATAGACACAGGTTTATTATTATTTGCTAGAGATAACTTGAAATGTAAATCAATGTTAGATATAGGTTGTGGCCCAGGCGGTATGGTTTATGAAGCAGTTAGTATGGGTATTGACGCAAAAGGTATTGATGGCGATTTTGTAACTAAAAGAGAAAGACCTGAACTATTTGAAATACACGATTTTACAAAAGGAAAATTAGAAACTATTAATAAAGATTTTGATATGATTTGGTGTTGTGAATTTATAGAACACGTAGAAAAACAATATGAAGATAACTGGATGTCTTTAATGCAAAAAGGTAAATATGTTTTTGTAACTTATTCAGAACCAGGTAAACCAGGACATCATCACGTTAATTGTGAACCTATTGATTATTGGATTAAACTATTTGAAAAATATGGTTTTAAATTTAGAGAAGATTTAACAATACAATCAAAAGAACTTACTACAATGAAAAGAGAGTTTTGGAAAGATTGTGGATTAATATTTGAAAGAATATAATGAAAACGGCAATTATAACAGGTGTAACAGGACAAGATGGATCCTATCTAGCAAAACTTTTATTATCTAAAGGATATAAAGTTTATGGTGCTCAAAGAAGAAACACAGGTAAAAGATACTGGCGTTTAGATGAACTAGGCATTACAAATCAAATAGAGTTTGTTGATTTAGATTTAAGCGAACCATACAATATAGAAAAAGTCATAGATAAAGTAAAACCTGATGAGTTTTATAATCTGGCTGCTCAATCATTTGTTGCATTGTCATTTGAACAACCACAAGTTACTACAATCACAAACTCTTTAGGTGTTTTAAATATACTTGAAGTTATAAGAAACAAATATCCTAAAGTAAAATTTTATCAAGCGTCAACAAGTGAAATGTTTGGTAAAGTAACTGAAACACCTCAAAAAGAAACAACAAGATTTTATCCTAGAAGTCCATATGGATGTGCAAAAGCATATTCACATTTTTTAACTGTTAACTATAGAGAAAGTTATAATCTATATGCTTGTTCAGGAATATTATTTAACCACGAAAGTCCTATGAGAGGTGAAGAATTTGTAACTAGAAAAATTACAAAAGGATTAGTAGAGTGGTTTAAAAAAGGAAAAATATTAGAGTTAGGTAATTTATATGCCAAAAGAGATTGGGGACACGCTGAAGATTATGTTGAAGCAATGTATCTAATGTTACAACAAACTCAAGCTGATGATTATGTAATAGCAACAGGAGAAACTTACTCAATAAAAGACTTTATAACAAAATGTTTAGATTATTTAAATATTGATCACAGTATAAAAGATAATAACATATTTGATAGTCAAGGTAAAGAAATTGTAAAATGTAATCCTAAGTACCTTAGACCTGCTGAGGTTGATGTATTAATAGGTGATAGTAGTAAAGCAAAAAACAATCTTAATTGGAAACCAAAACATAATATAGATAGTTTGGTAGAAGATATGTTAAAAGCGGATTTAAAAAGATATGAGTAAAACATTTATAACTACTTTTAATAAAAGACTATACAAAGAATATGCTTATAGACTTATATCAACTTATTCAAAAACTGATCAATCTATACCAATGGTAATTTATGTTGAAGATGATATAGAATATTATCCTAAACATACACAAATAAAATGGGTAAGTTTATTTAAAGAAGAACCAGAACTTAATAATTTTATAAACAGAAATCATAATAGACCAGTAAAAGATTTTTTTAGAGACGCTGTTAGATTTAGTTATAAAGTTTTTGCTCAAAGAGCTGCAACTAGACTAGATGAAAAAAAAGTTTTCTATATAGATAGTGATTGTGTATTTGCTAAAAAAATACCTGAAGATTGGTTTGATAAAGTATTACCAACTGATACTTTCGTTTCATTTTATCAAAGACCTAACTATACAGAAACAGGTTTTTTAGCTTTTGATAATTCAAAACCATACACTAAACAATTTTTTGACAAATATATAGATTGGTATATTAATGATACTGTTTATGAATTGTCAGCGTTTACTGATTGTCATACATTTGATGCTACAAGAGAGTATATGAAAAAGAAAGAACCATCATATGTAGAAAAAACTTTAGGTGATGGTCAAGCTGGACATATAATGGCAAGAGATAAATTAATTAATCAATATATAGATCATAGAAAAGGTAAAAGAAAAGAACAAGAAAATAGTCCTGAATGGATAAGAAATACAAAATAAAATGATAAACGTTTTTATAGGATATGATAATAAAGAAAAAGTAGCGTTTAGTACGTTATCTTATAGTATATTAAAGAACTCAACAAAACCTGTAGCAATAACACCAATTGCATTAAACAATATAAAAGATGATTTTGTTAGAGAACGAGGTGCCTTATCATCAACTGAATTTTCTTTTAGTAGATTTTTAGTTCCGTATATGATGAACTATCAAGGTTGGGCATTGTTTATGGATTGTGATATGTTAATGGAAGCTGACATTACTGAACTGTGGCGATTAAGAGACGACAAGTATGCCGTACAAGTGTGTAAACACGATTACACACCTAAAAATAAAACAAAGTTTTTAAATCAAGTACAAACAACTTATCCTAAAAAGAACTGGTCTAGTTTTATGTTGATGAACTGTAAAAAGTGTACAACATTGACACCTGATTATGTAAACAAGGCAAGTGGATTAGAACTACACCAGTATAAGTGGTTAGAGAGTGAAGACCTAATT